ATACCCACGCCCGCGTCAAAGGTCTTGGGGCTGGTGCCCTTGTTGTCGTCCTTCTTGGGTTCATCCTTTGGGACAGGCTGCTCCTTGCCAGCGGGTGCAGCCGTCTGCGCTGCTTTCGCCGCAGCATCCCCGGTCTGCTCGGTCGTTTCGGGCTGCTGGTCATCATGCTGCTCCCGCTCGTTTTCAGCGTCGGTAGCGGGTGCGCCATCCGGCACGCCGTCAGGGGCAAAACAAAACATGCGAAAGGGGTTAAACATTTTTCTCGTCCTCCTGTCAAAATTTTTGGTATGTAAAAAGCGCGCCCTTGCGGGTGCGCTCAGAATATTTACTTATCTTTTTTACGGTTCGACTACCTCGAACATCTCTGGCGGATAAAGATAATCCTCTCCGGAATCATCCATAATGCGATACCAGCCTTTTTCAACAGAAAGCACATCATAAATCTTACCTTTCGTTGCAATTAAAAAGCTGGTTTCGCCTTTGTATTTAATCTTCATCCAACCACCTCTTTACTTTATGCTTAACCTGCCCAACATCTTCATTGGCGAACCAGTGAACTTCGGCTTTCCTATCGCCATCCGGGGTATCAAGCGTCGCAAAGCCCTTAACGTGCTGCCATTTTCTCGCATCGCCGCCACATTGCTCACTTAATCCTTCCGCTACTCCGTCATGCAGCGAAGTCCGTGAACCATATCCAGCAAATACTTCCCGATTCTGGATTCGCGAACCCTCTTTGAACCGATAATAGTCGCCTGTCGCCGGATCATATATATCGTAGTTTTTCGATTTTGCGCCCAAACTGCGGAGGATTTCCACATCAGGCAACTTCATTGTACCACGGGCATCCAGTCGGGTCAAGGCAGGTTTTCCGGCTTTCCATTTGCCGAACGCCGCATCCAGCTCCGCATCCTCACCGCCGTCCACCCACGCGCCGAGCCGATCCGCCACGTCCGAAATCTCCGGCACGACCTGCCACGTCGCGCAAAGGCACTGCGCATGCGGCATGGGTACGTCGTCAATCGGGAAGTTTCCGCGCCCCAGTCCTTCGTCGTGACTGGCGTATGTATCGCAGATATCTTCGCCAAATCGGGCGACCTGCCGCTCGTAGTGGCTGGGGCTGAGCTGCCAGTGCATCGCGCGACAAAACGGGTTTGCCTTCGCCGCCGCCATGTTCGCCGCCCAGTATGCGTGGTTAATCGCCGTACGTGCCAGCCGCTGCGCGTTGTAGTCGATCTGCCGATCAAAGGGGATATCCGGGTAAAGCGTCAGCCAGCTGACCGGCATTTTCGCTTTCGGGCTGACATACGCCTCCAAGTCCTGCGCAATTTGCAGCGCGCTGCGATGCTGGGCGATCCCCTGCGTGAGGATATCCTCAATGCTGCCTTGCAGCTGGTCGGTGCGGTTCCATATCCGGCGCGACAGGCTTTTCCCGTCGCGGTACATCCGCCCGTCGATCAGCATTCGCAGCGCCGCGTCCGGCGTGCGGGAAAATGTGCCGGTAAAGCTCCCGTCCACGCCGACCATCGCCAGCGCGTCATTGAGCCACCCTTCCACCGTATCACCCGGAAGCCCTGCCGACTTTCGCATGCCGGAGAGGATCGTGCCGCCCAGCTCGCCGCGCAGCTGCTCAATGCGCTTTTCAAGCGCTTTTTGGTAATCCTTCACCCAGCGCTCGGTCAGCGTTCCCTCCCTGGTCGCTTCCGCCCGCTTCGCCAAGTCTCGCGCCGCCTGTGTGTAGATGCCCTGAATCTTCTTTCCGGTGATGTCGATGTTCTTCAGATGCGCCGC